TGCATAAAGGCGTAGTTCGAGGTGTCGTTGCCTTGTGCGGGACCACCGTTCATCATGGTATCGCTGGCACCGCCCTTCATGTGGGTGCAATAGGTCTCGTTGACGATTCTGCTTTCACGATCGAACGCCAAAGACTCCTGCACTGTTTCCCGAGAGATGCGCTCTGTCTCTTGCTGGCGCCGAATGTCCATGACATCCTTGCGCAATTTCTCGAGTTCGAGCTTCTCTTTTTCCAACCGAAGTTTCTCGGTTTCCAACCTGATGAGAGTCATTTCGGAATCCAATTCCGCTTGGCTCTTGAGCCGAGTTGACGGTGCAACCAGTTCCTCGATCGGACGGGATTCGGGAATCTCCCCGAGCCCGCCGTCGTTGGACTTTGGCTTCACCAAAGGTTCGACTTTTCTGAATTCATTACTCATTGTAGTGCTCCTTAACACGGAGAGCCGTGTTGGCGGCGTTGCGTTTGTGTCCTGTTGTGACAGGTCAAATCGGCGCCTAATGTCCCGGTTTAAGAGGACAAACTTTTACTTCACAAACTTGATTTTGCCACCATCGATCTCATAGTGGCCCACGCCGCAATCGCCCTGGCAGGATGCCGTGGGGTATGCTTCCGTGGGTTGGTTCTCGTACGCATGGCCCTTGGACGGAATCACTTTCTCGCCCTTCTCCATTTCGTACAGACCGGTTTCATGGATCGTTCCGCCTTCGTGCATCTTGCCCTTAACCCTCTTGAGCTTCGGGTTCGCGCGCTTGGCTGCTGGACTAGCTTTGCGCGAGGCATTAGCTAAGATGGCGCCTGCACTGGCCATGCTGTGACCCTGGCCGGCAATTTTCTTTTGAACTGATTTGAAACTCATGGCTTATTCCCTCTCTTGACCTTCCATCTCTTTCCTGTTGCGCCAGTAAAACAACTGTTCGTTGTACCTACGAGCGGGAGCGCCCAAGGCGGTCCCAAACAATTCCAATGCCTGTTGCTCTGTGAGATGACCCTGTTGGATCAGCCGGAGGAGAACTGTTCTCCATCCGCGCCACTTCTCATTGAGTGGCAGACCTGTGCGGGGATCGACGTGGAGCACTGAGTACTCCCACATGAATCCAACCTGGCAAGCGCAAACGTAATGCCAATCCACGCGTTTTGTCTCGCCCGTTGCCGGGTCCCTTTCGTCTACCGGATGATAGACTGCGAGCCCCGTAAGGCCCTTACGGATGTTGGCCGACAGATAAGCGGGTCGAACCTTCTCGAGAATCTTCAAGAACTCCAGGCAATGCATTACCCGGCCTTTCTTGCCTTCCTCCGTCGTGAGCTCATCTTGACGGTAAAACTTGTAGTCCTTCACGGAATTGCGCGTCAGTTCTTTCTGCCGGCAGAGTTCTTCGACGTTCTGACCCGAAGTTTTTCCGTGATGCTTCTGGGAATACTCCGCGATCTCAGCCTGGAGCTCCGGAGAGCAACCGGCCAGGGGATCGCGTTGATACGTCTCCCAGGGCGCCCGCGTGTCCGCGGATGTACCCATAAGACGACGTTTGAGATACTCCGGGATATTGTCCGGGAGCGTTTTACGAATGATTTGTGCTTGTGCCATGGGTTTTCCTCCAAAGGCTTCTAACTTACTCCTGTTCGATGTAGATCAATAGAGTGCCGCTTGAGAGAACGGTAACCTGGACGTCTTCCACCAGCATGTCCACGACTGTAGTCTGGGGCAGTCCGATCGAGGCTGTGACGCACGCGCCGGTGGCCAACACAACGCCGTGACCGTCGGTGACCGTATAGGTGTCGCCGTTGGTGGTAGGACCAACCCACACAACCCTCTTTACCCGGAAGCGATTGTTGTCGCTGACCGGGAAGTACTTCGCACCGCTATAAGACTTCAATGAAACATCCGCTGACGTGAACTCCAGAGGATTGTTATTGTAATTCGACATGTTATTGTCCTCGACGTCTTGGGACGTCTAAAAATCTATTCGGGGTTATGACTCCAGCCCATCATCAATGCCGTACAGATACCAGTAGTCGCAAGCAATGCATTGACTCATCGAATTTCCCATCCTGTACCTAGAATGAAATTTTTCAATACGACTTGTGTCAGAAGCCAGAACGCTGGAGCAAAGATAAACGCACTTACAATGATCTCAGCCAATCGTGGTGACATAGGCCTAATGACTTCGTACAACCCCCACGAGGCTAACGCGGTAATTGCCAAAGCGATTCCTTTTATACCGAGACCATGGGAGAGAAGGAAGTGGTGCTGGAAGTCCCTCATGAAAAAGTTCATTTCTTCTACTGTAGTTACTCGGCTGCACAAGGTTGACGAAATGATGTCCAGCGTATCTGCCGCCAAACAGAAAATCGCAGCGCAAGAAATTGGACGATGCGCCTTTATGTGATCCCATAGGCTCACGATTAATTCTGGTCTCCGCCAAATGAATCAGAAGCTTTGGATTTCTTGTATGTGCCAGCCTTCACGGCGGCTTCAAAAACCTTGAACTTGTCCACAGGTATGCAGATTGCGCCGATCGTTGTGTTTGTTGATCCGACTAAGAAGCCAACGATGGCGTGCTGATCTTCTGATACGATCGCGCTTCCAGAACTTCCACCAGCCGCCCCAACCTCAATCAGCATCACGTCCGTCCAAGTACCCGCGCCAGTATCCAAGGGAGGACGGTCAAGCTTTGCTTCGGAAACATATCCTTCGAAGTACTGCTTACCAAGTCCGAACGGAGACGCTACGTTGATTACGCGGTCGCCTACCCGAAGAGTCTTGCTTGTGCCAAGCGGCGTAACGAAAAATACTTTCTGGGTCTTCACTTCGAAAATAGCGAAGTCATCGCCGACTGTCTTGTCTCCAGCCTCAACCAAAGTCGCATTTAGGAAAGTTTTATCACCGAGTTCATCGATGGTGATGTAATACTTTTGTGCTTTCTGCTCTTTGTCAGTCTTGCCTTCGACACAATGGGCTGCGCTCACAAAACGATACCCAGTCTTATCAGCAAGCTGTTCGTACGCAGTGGCGGTACAACGCATCTTCATGCCGCCTGCTTCGTCTTGCCCATACAGAAGCGCCACAGAGTCATAAACGTTCTGGACGAACTGTTGGTGTGCAGTAGACGTCTGGGCTTGAGCGGATAAAGATAATACAAGGAGCGATACAAGTACTAGAAGAAATTTCATAAATCCCCTTTTCCGATAAATTTTACTGCCTACCTGATACCCCAACTTTCTTTGGGGGATTGGGTAGACAGAGGGGCGAAGGGCGCCCCTCCATCCTATTTAACTGAATCAAAATGACTAACTACGGAACGGCAGGCGGCGACGAAGTCTTCGACCGTCATGCTGTACTTCATGTGATTACAAACTCTGCAACACGATACGGCGTTTCCAATCACGTATCCTTTTGCGTTGTCTTTACGATCCACGCCGTTTCCGGCGTACTGACTGTTTCTTTTCTTCCGAACAATTGAATCGCGTGCTCCGCAATAGAAGCATCCTTCTTTCGTAAGAGCATCAAACTCCTCGAAAGTAAGCGTGAATTCACGATTCTTTTTGCTCGCTTGATACTTGTAGTTAGAATACGTTTGACGACGAACAGGTTCGTCAGAAAAATCTTTTCTAGAACAACCGCAACTTTTTACGTGTCCTGATTTGAGAGCCCCGCCATTTACTTCTGTCTCGTTCCCGCAGTCACACAAACAAGCCCATCGACGGGCTTTATTCTTAAATTCTTTTTGACTCTGCGCTTCGCACAAAACTACTAAACTACCAAATCTTTTGGAAATCATAACTCACCTCTAATGAGTTCGGATATCGGGAGCGTGTTAGAGGCGCGCTCCCGAACCCTTAACTGAAATTGTAGCCGTCAGTCCACGGATTAATTGTTTTTAGGAAATCCCAGAAAGCGCATCAATTAATCTTAGGCGCTGAGTGGGGTCTGGCGGCAAAGTCACGGTGAAGTGAGTTTTGTATGATGTCCAACCTGGAATGAGGCCTTCGGGATCCGACACGCTCACTGGCGCGTTCTGAATCACGTTGCACTTGATACCGCGGTAATTCCCGTCGCCGTACGCCGTGTCGCCACGACCCGCCAGGTTAATGGCGATGACGCCGTCGCGTCCGAAGATGTAGGTCCTCAGAGCGGTGGAGCCGGTCGTTTTGTAGTTGGTCGTGGTGGTGACGAGGTTCGTCTGGAAGAAGTCAACT